GTCTTTGTTCTTCTGGATAGCGTCCTGGTATTTTTTGCGAAGTGCTTTTTTCTCGCTGGACTCTGTTTGCCGCTTCGACCTTTGTGGTCTTCTGTCGTTAGAAGTCCTTACTCTCGGACTCCCAAGCGCATCAAGCAACTCTTGGAAGTAGTCGATCCTGTCTTCGATCTGCTGCTTTCTGTCTCTCGTGGCAGTAGCCGCTTCAGCCTGAGATGCGTCTATCGAGCCAGGGCCAAACAAAGCATCGAAAGCTTTGTCCACAGGTTCTGCGGGTGGGTTTGGTGTCGGAGCAGCAGGTGCCTGTGGTGCAGGTGCCTGAACTCTGTTGATATTGATCTTGCGCTTGGTGCCGGTTGCCCGGTCTACCACCTCGACTGTGTCTGCACCTGTGGCTCGTAACTGTGCCTCTAACTCGTCATTAATCTTTAGCTCGCCACTGTCGGTGGTCTCAACCGCATCAACCTCAACGCTTGCGGCAGGTGCTTCTTCTTCCTCTCCTAAAACTGTCCTTAGCTTCGACCTGACATCTTTGAGTTGGCTCAAGTATCCTGATACATTCATTCTACTTTTCGCCATAGTGACCAACTTGTCTTCAAAGCCTTTTGCAACCATGTCCATAGCTGCCTTGGTCAAAGCGTCATTGACTTCCTCCGGTGTTGTTAGGTTGCCAATAGTCTTGGAGTACATCTTGACATCTTGGTCAGTCAGAACTCCAACCTCGCCAAATACTCCTCGCGCCAAGCCGGGTATGATCTTTGTGATCTGTGCCTCGATCTCTCGGGCTTTGTCATCTAATCCGAATCCAGCCTTGTACTTCCTCCACACTCCCGCAATCGGGCCGGTAGTCTGACCTTCAAGCTTCTCTTTAAGTTCAGCTATTCTGTCAGATGTGAACTTGAACTGACCAAGGCTTTTTTGCTGATCTGCTCCGGGCTTTTCATGCCAAACAGATGATGCCTCGATGATGTCTTCGTTTTTGCCTCCCTGCTTAATTGTGTCAAAATAGTCATTGCGGAATATGATGTAACGCTCCCGCAGTCCAGGTGACAGGTTGCTTGGGTTTGAGCCAAAGAATCTCTCCATGCCTCCACCGCCAAACTCGGCGTCCTTCAGTAGACGCTGCCTCTCTGCCTCGACCTTGTCATTGTCGAGGCGCATCTTGTTTGTGTCCTCTCCAGTGACGTTGCCTTCATCGTCTTTGATAACTGGGCGAGGCATACCTGGGTTGTTGATGTCCCAAGTCAGACCGATGTTGGCTATCTTCCGTTGCTGATCGCGGAATATCGGCAGACTCTCCTTCTCCTCAAACGTCTTCTTGAAAGCTTCATATCTCTTGAACGTAGCCGGGTCTCTGCTGATATCAGGCTCAACCGTTGCAAGTATATTCAGGTAAGTCTCTCTGTCCTGTGGTTGCTTAAAGTCCAACTCTCCTGCACCAAGATAGTCCACCAACTTGCCAAACGCATTCGTGGCAGAAACCTCGTCCTCGACCAGTTGCTTCCTTCTCTCCTGCTGGTACTTGAACTCTGTCCGCGCCATGTCCAAACGCTTCCGCGTCATCGCGTTCCTGACGGCACTGTCGTAGATGGCTTGCCCTGCTCTTAGCCCACTCGCAAATGCTGATCCTGCGCTCATGCTATTTTTCTCCTCATCCAGCTACGGATGACGTTCTTCAGCTTTGGCTTGTTCCTGATAAACTCAGCCACAACCTCACTGTAGCGATTGTACAACTTACGGAACCAGGTAGGTGCTTTCAGTTCTTTCCACTCGAAGAACATCACCCACTCTGGGTTGTCTCTTCCAAACACTTCTCTGGCAACGTGGCAAGCCAGCCCCATAGCTTTCCCGGCAAAATGCCCTCCTGCCGCTTGGCCACCAATGCCTGCTGCCATGCCTAACAACTGCATACCTATCGGTTGCTGATTAGCCGCATAGTTCATCTGCTGGTTAAACGTGTTCATCGCGGACTGCTGACCCTGGGCACCTGCGTTGGGGTTCAGCGTTAATCCTGATTGTATGCCTACCGGATTGAACGGTGATGCTCCTCCCTGCGCTCCGCTGATCTGGCCAAACTGACTTATAGGCGTTGTGCCGCTCAGGAATGATGCAGCATTCGCCAGACGTTGTTGCCTCATGCGAAATCCTGCGTCACCGACTGCCATCGCCTCAGCGGCAGCAGGTGCCGATCCGTAGATGTTGCCTCGGGCTAACTGCGCTGACCTCTCCTGCTGCTCAACCTGGTTCCTCATCTCCGGTGAGAGTTGCGATCCTAGTGCCAGGTCTTCTTTTGCTGCCTCACCTAGCATCTTCCTTACCTCGTAGCCTGTCGGATCGGCTGCCTTCAGTTCCTCCATGCGTTGCTGAATAAAATCTTTACCGTACTTCTGCTGCACGTTCAGCATCGTGGCAGCCATCTTGTCTGCTGACTCTGCGGCAAAATCTAGGTCTGCCCTAGTGGCATCTGCGTCACTAAAGCTAGAGAAGTCATAAGTCACCCTCTCCTCTCCCGTCTTGTTGCCCGAGGCATCAAAGGTCGGAACCACAAGATCGATCTTCTTGCCAAACTTTGCTGCGTTGGTAATTAGCTTTCTGACTCCAAGCGTCCTGGCGTCTGCCCAGACTCCTGCCTCGTTGGCACCTGCTACATTTGGTGGATCAGGTACATCCGGTGAATATAGCCCCATCTAAAATTCCTCCTTCAAGAACAACTCTCTAATTTTTAAACTCACGTTTCTCATGTGCTGATTGCCTCCTGTGAGATATGCCACAAGCATCACCAACTCGGTGATCTGGTCGCGTATCACTAAAGCGTATGTTTTCCTCGTCTTGTCTTTCTCCATCCAGTCGTTGCTGTCTATCCAGGCGTTGATTGCCGTCAGGTGCATTGCCAGGAGAGAAGGCTTGTGCTGATCGAAGAATGCGTTGCTCGGTAACTCCACCAGAAGCAGGTTGGCCAGCTTGTACTTCTGCTCCACACCAACCTTCTCCGGTTCATCGACAAGATCGTCTATGACCCGCAAAGCCTGAGCGATAGTCCAAAGATAGTTCCAGGCATCAGTGTTGCCGTTGGAGGCCAGCCTTATCGCTTCGTTGACTTTATCGTCATAGGTCATGACTCCACCCCCACACTATTCAAAAAGCCTCCTGCGTGGATTGAGCGCAGTGCTAGATACTTACTGTCTGCTCCTGCTGTTCCGCTTTGCTGGAACTTGAACTGCAACTCGCGGAACTCCGGGTACTGCGTCATCGAGTACCTAAATCTGTTCAGCTTCCCGCTGCCAAGCGTAGAAGGCAGTGTGAAACTGAGCCTCAGTTCTCCTGTGCCAGTGTCCAACTCATCTGCCAGGTTGCCGGTCTGCTCTGCTCCATCGAGGATCACGCCGATGTCGATCACAGCGTTGCTGCGGTCAAACTCGAACTCGGCAAACTCGCCATCCTTCGTTGTGACCTGCTCGTTAAAAGTAAATGCGCGAGTGACTGCCTGCCACCCGGTGTCAACAAGTGTTGTGGTGGTCTTGTCTTGGAAGTCAGTGTCCACCAAATTGATGTCCTCGATAAAATCGCGGAACTGTAGCGGGTTACCAACTTTGTCCAGGCTAATGAGGTAGGGCTTACCTCCGCTGAACTGTGTCACCACAAACTGATACGGATTGATCGTACTTGCCGGGGTGCCGCTTGCTTCATTCACAGTGCCTTGCCAAACACCTGTCCAACTCTGCGTGTTGGTGTTGTAGCAGAGTGTTGTGTTGTTGACTGTGCTGGTGCCGGTTGGCACCGAGAGCAGGTAGCGGTTGTTCCAGAAGATTGCTGTGGCATTCTCGACTGCTGACCAGTTGATCTCATCGATGACATCTTGGATCGGGTAGCTGATGACTCCAACGTCACTTGCCACCATGTTCTCTTCCATCGTGCGTCTGATTGATCTGACTCCTGTGCGCGATAAGAAAAACAAGTCTTCACCTACCTGCGCTATCGAGCCATGCGACACACAACCTGTGGAGGCTGAGATTGTTCTGATCTTAAACGTGGAAGCTGCCGGGGTAGACGCGCCACTCGTTGCTGGCACTGGTGCTGTGTCCACCACATAGCAACTATTTTTGCAGAACACCACCACGTTGAAGCCTACCCAGCTTGCCAACCCAGTCACCGGGTCACCAAGGCCAACCTTGAACGCATTGCCTGCTGGGAACGGTGTTGTGCTGCCAGCATTAGCCAGGATGTCAGAGACGTATATCTGGTCATCGCTGGGTTGGTATGCGAACGCTCGAAAATTGTTGCTGACTATGTACTTGGAGCTTGTCGGTGCAGCAGGAAACTCAGTCACCACAAACGCAGATGAGCTAGTGTCCCACTTGATCTCTCCGATGCGGTCATTGCCGTTGTGGCTAGTGTAGAACAGTTTGTCTGCCACCTGGGCGGTGTAGACTCTTGCGGTGGTGCTGTTCACCTTCACAGCGGCAGATGCAATATCGCTAACTGTGCCGCTTGAGTTAATTGCGTAAATCTTGCCAGCAACGAAGACAATCAGTGCCTCCTTCGCGTCCGTGTCAAAGTAGGCTATGCCTTGGACGCTTGTAGAGTTTGGTGGCGTTGTGCCCCCAAGTAGATCAGCGAACCTGTGGAATCCTCGCCTGCTTTTAAGTACACCGTTCTTAGGTGCATCCAGGTCTTTCAGCAGTTCAGCCTGAGACTCGTTTAGAAGGTTCTCGCGGAAGTTGCTGATCTGGCCACCAACGAAACTTGCCTGGCGATCATAGACCACCGCGTCGTCAAGTCCGTCATTGTAGTAGACTGGCATACACTAAAATCCAAAGTCATCGCGAGAATAGCCCATGCCGTATGCGTCAGGTATCAACCTTGTCTCTTTGGCTGACTGGTTATTCTCCTGATCCCGCACCACCTGCATCAGCGAGTTGGCTTGCTGTATCTCTAGCTGCGCTTTGCCAAACTGCCTGCTGCGTTTCAGCATGTCTCCTGTTGCGAAATGAATAAGCACGTTGTCGATGCCGCTGATCATTGCCGAATCGTAATCACCCACCATCGGCTGAATTTTCTTCTTACCAATGACGTACAAGTTGACCGGGGCATCAGCGGAGTAGTTTGGCTTATCGAAGAACTTAACCCGCTGAAACTTGCTGACGTTCTCCCACTCGGGCCAGAAGAAATACTTGCTGCTGTCTGACGCACTACGCACCTGGACATATCCTGCCGTTGTCTCTTTGCTTATCGAGTGAACTGCTGACCAGGTGTTGGTGGTGGTGACTGAACTCGCAAGTGTCACCGTCTCCTTCTGCATCGTCAGTTCCTGCCCGTATAGCTCGCCAACAATCGCGATCTGCTTACCGTTGTCCGAACTGTCTGAGGACATAAACTCAATAGCACCATAAGCAGGATCAAAGTTGATGCCTGAACTATCAATAACGCTAAACTGAGCAGTGTGTGCATCATTCTTAAAGCTTTCCGGGTCAGTCATGAACTCGGTGATCAGTTGCGTAGGTAGCAGGTTCTGCTCGTTGTAGCTGATGCCGAGAATCGTCTCAAACTTCTGTGGGCAAACCATCTCGTCTGCCAACTCCGACACAACCGCAGTTGCGGATGCACCCGATCCAGCCCCACCTGTGAATGTCACCGTAGGTGCTGAGGTGTAGCCTGATCCTGAGTTTTGGATGTAGACCCGGCTAACAGCACCGCCACCAAGCTCAGAAGCAGCAGTAACCCCGCTGCCAGCACCACCTGAAAAACTAACAGTGGGTGCGGAGGTGTATCCTGTGCCGCCATCGTCGAGTATGATTTGTGTAATCCTGCCATCAAACGGCAGTGTGGTCTGCTCTACATCGAGAGTCTCCCTCCACAGACCGGAGTTGATGATGTTCTCATGATGTTGCCTGATAAACTCTTTGCACCTGGCCTTGCTGGTGGAGTCAGTCTTGTTGACCAGGTTGCAGACGTAGTTGGCAATATCGCTTAGAGTCATTGTCCTAATGAGAACACAACCAAGTCAACCTGGGCCGGGTTTACTGCTGCGTTGACGTAATTCTTAAATTGCACAGTGAAAGAAGAGTTACTCCTAGCAGTCACTACTCCATAAGCAATTTCACTGTTTGAGCTAACCGTCTGCCAGTAGTAAGTAGATATCATCACGCAGTAACTTGAGATTGTGCTTTTAAGGTTAGTGCTAAACGGAAAAGTTATCAGTCCTCTGCTACTAGAGAAATT